TGTCGCGATAAGTATGGTTCGCAAATGTTTGTTCTCAAATATGAAGGCCGTATACGCACAATCAGTAAACGGTGGTTTAAACGCCAACGCCAAATTGGAAAATTTCCGAAATCAATGACATCGGATGACTTGAAGAAAATATCCTACTATTACACACGCGGGTAAAATGACTAAGAAGGAATACAAAGAACTACTCGACCGCTTCCGTGAAAAAACGGCTTTTATCAACAAAGCCACGATTGACAACATTATCGAAGAAACACCGGAACAACAGGACGCGCGTATAAAAATGTTGCTGAAGCCGGAGAACTACGGTCAGTTCTTTAATTACTACTTTGGCAAAGGTACAACCATTCCAATGGCTGACAGTGATTGCGCCTGGTATCATACTTCTATTTACAAAGACTTATACAACAACGACTTTATAACGCTGTTTAATCTCATTTTTCGTGGTGGGGCAAAGTCTACCCATGCTAATATGGGTTATGCTTTCGGGCTCAAACAGACTCGAAAAGCCATGTTTCAATTGGTTGTAGGAGCTAATGAGGTTCGCGCTGCTATGTTGCTTCAGGACTTACAGGTTCAATTTGAATCAAACAACCGAATCATTAAAGACTTCGGTATGCAAAAAAGCTATGGCAATTGGGCCGATGGACAATTCGAGACAACCGATCGTTGCACATTTATGGCATTGGGTATTGATCAACCGTTTCGTGGACTTCGCCAAAACGGTGTAAGGCTTGAATACGTGTCGCTTGATGATATTGAGGACAAAAAGAAATCAATGAATAAATCATTGGTTCATGAGTATGCCGATAAAGTAACCGGTGATATTCAGGGCGCGTTTTCCAAGAGTTCAGAACGCACCATTATCAACAACAATTATTTTACCGAAAAGGGCTTTGTAGCCACTTTGGCAGAACGTAAAGGATTCGACCTGAAAAAAATTGATACTAAAAACAACCAAATTCGGAAAGAAAAATTTTCCACATTGTATTTAGTCAATCTTACAACAAAGTACTACGATCAGCTTAATCGTTCTAGCGACTGGAAACCCAGTTGGGAAGAAAGATACACCAAAGCTGATTGTTTACGAAAGGTTGAACAATACGAACATGATCAGGCAACGCTTTCGGGTGAGTTCTACAATACGCCCATAAACGTGGGTAAGCGTATCAAAAAAGAATGGATACGCATGGTTAAGCCAAAACCGTTCGATGCTTACCTAGTGATTGTAGGTAACTGGGATTTTGCCTACTCTGATAAAGCCTGTTACAAAGCATTGGCTACCATTGGAGTTCGTGACTTGCACATGACTGTTATCGACCTTTATTGCCGGCAAACGGCTGATATCGAAACAGCCCTGGAATATCATTATACACAGGCTAAAAAGATACAGAGCATCAACGGCTCAACTATCTATTATTTTGATGGTTCGGTTTCGCAGGAAGTAATCTATTACCCTATTCTTATCAGGGCTGCACAAAAATACAAGTCAATCAGTATTCCTATTTCACAAAAGAGTGTCACAGACAAATATACCAAAATAGACACTACGCTTGTGAGTGTATTGAGCACCGGCATTTTGGACTTCAGCGAAGAACTGGAAGAAAATCCTGATTGGGAAGAAGCCAAAGCGCAAATGCTCAACTTTGAGAAAGGCGGTAGTTATCCGGTCGATTTCCCGGACTCCCTGACTGATGCAATTCTCAAAGCCCAGGAATACCTGAATGGTGATTTTGAAGAGAACGATGAGACAGATAATAAACCGATAATCGGTAAACGCGAACGCGGAGGGTACTAACTATAAACTATCTACTAACATGGCATTTCTAACTAAAGCAGAACTTAAAACAGTCGCTGATATTAATCTGATTGGCATTCTTACCGATTTGGACGACACGATTATAACCGACATTATTGATGAAAGCATTGATAAAATGAAAGGCTATTTAAGCCGCTACTACGACATTGATGCAATTTTCAATGCGGAAGGTACTACACGTAAAAAGTCTATCGTAAAACGCCTGAAGGATATTGTAATTTATGAAATATACGAACGCCACACACGAGACACCAATGCAGTTGCAGCGCGTCGATATGCAGAAACAATTGAATGGCTCGAAAAGTCTTACACCGGCGAGCAAGGAGACAGAACGCTCCCTCCAAAACCAGAACAAACAACTGAAATACCTGGAACAACTGGAGAAAACAGATATGGTGGAAAAAGAAAATATGATTCAGCTTATTAATTCATAATTATGAAAAAGCAAAAGAACTTCAATAAATTAGCACTTGCAGCAAAGCCAACGTCCAATACACAGCCAACCGGGCGCAATGCAAGAAAACCACCTATAGCAGACACGCGGGGTTCTGATACTATGGAAATAGACTATTTCCGGTTGTATGAGTCCATGTACCGGAAAGAAGTAACTGACTGGCAAAATGCCCGTCTTGCTCGTTATGACCCATTTAATCCTGTAACCTATTTGATACAGCAGTTGTACAAAGACGCGATGTTAGATAATCACCTTCAGGGAGCTATCCAACAGCGTATCTTACGCGTTGTCAATAAAATTGCTGTATTCAAAGACGCTGAAGGAAAACAGGACGATGTGCGTTCAAAACAAATCAATAAGAAGTGGTTTCGTCATGCTATGCGAAAAGCTATGGAATCAAAGTTTTATGAATACAGCATGTTCCTGATATCCGATTTCACTTCGGGGAGCATTCGCAAAGTCATTGATATTCCTCGCGAAAACATTATTCCGGAAAAAGGCTTACTATTGAAAGAAGCCCATAATCCTTCAGGTGTTGCTATCAGGTACGAAGATTTTTCAAACTTTCTTATTTTCATTCAGCTATCACCAGACAAAGGCGGCATCCTGGAACGTATTGCACCAATGACTATCTACAAACGCCATTCGTGGGCTTCGTGGGATGAGTTTGAACAGATATTTGGTGTGCCTATCCGTATTGCAAAAACAATGATCAACACCAAAAAGCATAAAGATGAGCTACAGGAGTGGTTGCAAATGATGGGAACTGCCAGTTATGGTATCTTTGACAAACAAACTGAAATTGAAATCAAAGAGAATCAGAAAACTGATTCTTTCAACGTCTTTGATAAGAAAATTGAACGCATCAACAAAGAGATGTCCAAAGGCATTGTGGGGCAAACTATGACAATGGACGACGGTTCTAGCAAATCACAGGCAGACGTTCACCTTCAAGTGTTCCAAGATATAACCGATGCTGACATTGCTGATGTTCAGGACTGGATTAACGATGATTTCATCCCTGTTTTACGCAACCTTGGTTTTGATATTCCGGAAGGCTATACCGTGGAACTTCAGGCTAAAAAGAACGTGAAAGCGAGTGAAAAAATTAAGGAAGATAGTGAGTTGCTTAAGTATGGTTATAACCTTACGCCCGAATATATAGAAAGTACTTACGGTGTAACGCTTGATAAAAAGAATCCCAAAACGCAACCGGAGAAAGCAAGTAACCAGTCGCTCAGTTTTTTCGACTAGCCCCGGACTCTAACGCTCCCCTTTCCAAAGTTTCTTTAGACTTTGGAAAAGGTCTAAGAGTAACCGGGGAACTAGACACCGACCTTCTTTATTTCAACAATGATTTTGAAACACGTCAGTTGGCTATTTCAGAATATCCAAGCTTACAACTTGCCAACCGTCAGACGGATTTAAACAATGCTGTAGAACAAATATGGCAGGGCAAAAGCAGTGAACTAATGCGTCCTATTTTCGACACGTACAACGATGATTTGCATCGTGCTGTTGCATCCGATAACGAAGAGACTGCGAAGATGTTCAAGAACAATGTTAGTCGAATAGCAGCTGCCAAAAGTAACTATACTATTCAGTTACTTGAAAAATGCAAAACCGATGCTAATGGAATTGAACGAAGCAAAGATGAATACTTGAGAGCTGCTAAGGTTGTTGTAGGCCGTGCTAACCGTGCTCAGGCTGCTGAATACAATACCACTTCACACCGGTGTCGTGTAGCCAAACAATGGGGACAATTCACAAAGGAAAAACGCTTATTTCCAAACATTGAATGGCTGAGAACTCGTTCGGCTTCACCGCGTGAACTTCACCTAACATACGTTGGACGTATTTGGTCGATGGATGACCCGTTCTTGAGAAACAATGCACCTGGTTGTATCTACAATTGCAAATGCGATTGGAAGAATACTGACAAAGCAGTTACTGATAATAGTGATATAACTCCTGTTCCGGTTTCTCCTGGACTAGAAGGTAACCCGTATTATACCAACGAGATTTTTACGGACAAACATCCGTATTTTAGTCGAGTTGATAAACATATACCTGATGTTGGAGTATTGTATAATCCTGACGATAT